ATCTATATAAGCCTAATGATTAGATGCCTAAGATAAGAAGCTAAAATTTACCTAACTACATAAAATCTACATAATAATACAGATGAAAAACAAGAGAAAACCTCATATTGTCAAATCGTTCCGGCTGCCGAGACATTGTGTCCGACACTTTTGTTTACCGACGTTAGTGTAACTAGAGGTGTAAAATGTGTACCGAGTATGTACACGTGTCAACGAATAAAAGCAAAACTAATAATCATTGGTGTTAATATATATGAGAAAAGCCTCATATTGCTGATCGAATGGAACCGCATAATCAATTTCCCGAATTGTGACGATGGAATCATTCACACAAATGAAACATGTATCTTCACCATACATGAACAGACCAAGACTATACTCATAATCAGTTGCTCCAGGACTCAAATAGTGATGTGTCATGTGTTTGTACTTCTCATGATCCCAACACTCGAATGCACTGCCTAACTCCATCTTCTTCATATGTGCAAGTGGCGCAATGTGTGAATTCTCAGCAATGGTTGTCACTGAATTTATATGACCTCGGATATTCATCCATGCCATATAATCATCAACTGGTGCATGTGACTCCATATATGCGCGTGATGTTTGGATGTCAAGTGGTGTCACAACAACATATTCAATATCTTGTGTTGGCACATTAACATTCATTGCATCAAGTGATTGCAACACTTGCTCCTCCCACTCTTCATCCTGAAAATGAACAGAATGTTGATTTTCAAGAACTGGTCCTTCAGTGTACTCGTATGTGTAAGGGGCCGTATTCCAAATGAGGTAAGGAAGAATAGAATCCACAGGTGTTTGATGTGGATCAAGAATCCAATGTGTTGTTTCACCTGTTGGATCCAAATCACCATCGTAACCTTTATTGTCATGCCAATCATGCTCATCAACATACGGCTTGACAATGCCAGTAGGACGTTGTTCCTGAATGTACCCGTCAGTATTAGTGGCGGCATCAGTGAGTTTTACATCATTAACAACCTCCTCGACGTCTATAGAATCGACATCCATCGGCTCTGGTTCCGTAGGCGAGCTCTGAACAACACGAGCAATGATCTTCGCGGCATACTTGAATGCGAACATCATAAGAACACGTATGAGACTCAAGTACAATAATACGAGCACACAAGAACGATAACTTTCCGTTATTGTTATTGGCAATGCGAGCAAAAGTGTATTCAGAATCATACAGGACGTGGCCGGGTTTATCAAGGCAAGTGAACGTGATATACGTTGAACAGCACTGACAGACCATATCGCGTTTACATTTTCGCTAGAGAATATTTCCGAATCCAGCAGTGGATTGAGCAAGAGTACCAGTGATAGGTACAGACTGCGGGTTTCCCGGGATTCGAGAAGTATAGGCACTAGAACCGTGCTGCACTTGTGCAGTGGGAGGGAGTCCAGCTCCGCCTCCACCGCCATATGCAAGGTAGGATGGCAATCCTGCCTGAGCATAGGCACCCAACTTCTGAGACATGACTTGGTTATATCCTTTGACCATGTTGTTGTATTGGTTGTTTTGCGACGCGATTTGATTTGATCCAGAAATCTTTCCTGTAGCAACTTTTCCAGCAAGATCGAATGCTCCATGCACTGCGGCCGGTACTGTAAGACCAATGCTGCGAGCTGTTGGATTGAACGTGTTGTGACGTCCCATCGTAACCGGACCTCTTCGTTGTTCAGCTTCAGCACCAGCACCATGTTCCGTAACCCGAGCTTCTTCCCGAGAAGAAACAGCATTTCCATCCGTGCTTGACAAATCAAAACTTTGTCTGTTAGAACCGTTCGGCGAATCTGATGGTTGTAATGAGTTTGTTCCTGATCCCCAATTTCCTGGATGTTGTTCTGAATACGCTGGTGGGTTCCATGAATTACTTCTTGGTTGATCATTGTAGGTTGCCCAAGTATTACTTGAGTGTTCTGACCATGGATTTGATCCCATTGATCTAATTTCCCCTCCTGCATGTGATGATTCAACAGTGCTTGCTGCACGTCGTCCACCTCCAGCCTCAATCGCTTTCGCTGCTGTCTCCGCTCCCGCAATTGCTGCCGCCATCGCTTGTAGGATCGCTGATTTGACATTCGGCATACATTTTCAAGGAAAGTTGGTTCATCCTTGCTTCCCTGCGCTCCTCCGCTTTGTAATAAGGAGCTAGAGACTTCTTGTCTCTGATTGAGCACAACAAATTGTTCTGCGCAAACGTTGCATTCGTTGGTACAGGATCTGCATCCGAAATTTGCCCCACTGGCTCGATAGTATAATTGGCCAGCTGATACAGCACTTGTGTATTTGTACGTGTTGCTGTTAACAATCCATTCGAATTCAACCGAAGATACGCAACACCCAAACCAGTTGCCTTGTCTCGCAATGCAAACAGGTATCCTCTTCCAGCTGTTAACAATCCCTTGGCTTCTCCAGTCAAAGCTTTGATCATTTGCACTGTCTGATTTGCTTGAATTGTTGCAGTTGACTGTCTTTCGTTGCCTCCTGATGCATTCGCTGAATTGTACACAGGTTTGAACTCCACAATCGATTCGCTCAGGTAAGGAGTAACAGCTGGTTGCGCTATAACAGCACTTGCTGTAATTGCACCAATTGCTGTGGTTGTTGCTTGTGCTGTGAATTGTTTGCCAGAACCAATTGTCATGTCCAGTGTTGGAGTGTTGGCATTTGTACGCGTTGTGGATGCAGTTGTTGAAGTATAACTCGACAAACCTTGTGCAGTACACGTGTTGTTTCCATTGTTGTCGATTGTCAAAGGTCTTGACACATCCGTCACACGATCGGTCCAAGTTACCACCTGTGGTCCTACTCCTGCGCCATTGAAAATGATCGTATTCTGGAACAAGCGCAAAGGTGTGTACGCCTGTGTCAATGGCAGTCCATCGTACTTCACCACACCATAACTTGAAGTCGATATGTTCGTAGTACTGATCCGCAGAATATTCACTGGAACACCCGTATATGGATCCAGCCACTGCTCGTCTGGGAACAACAATTCCGCTGAATCGGGTCCTCCTGTCGATGTTATAATTGCAGGTGGAATGATTTGCGCCACTGTAAACGATGGGTCTGCGCGCGACCAGATTGAGATGTTCACCTGCTGAGAACCTGTTGATGACGTGTTTAGTGGCATCATTACGAACAGCACGAAATATCCTCCAAACGTTGTTGGATCGTTCTCGTCGAAATCCCGATAATGGTACATGATGTTCTTTTGGTCGATCATTGATATTGTGATTGACTCTAACTGCTTGGGATCCACCATGTCCCAATCGAACGCAGTCAACTCCGAAATCGTCGTTAATGTGTTCGGGTTGATATTGGGCGGTATTCTTGCCCATGCTAACGCGCCCGCATGAAATCCAGTTCCTGCAATTTTCATCCTGTACTGGAATCCTCCACCCCACGTATTGTAGATCTTGCTCAGATACGCAAGAATCGAATTCGTACGTTGCGGGTGGATTGGTGTTGAAAAGATCACCGTTCCTGGTAGCGCTGCAGTCGACCATGTTATCGAGCTCATAAACAGAAACTGGTTGTACACATACGGATCGATGTTGTTGCTTTGTGTTCCGAACGTGGACACTTCTGTCTTGACATTCGGATCGCTGACGGTCTGCTGATTTGGTGCTACCAAATTTCCTTGATAGTTCTCCTCTATCGTGCCAGAGCCTCCTGGAACTGCTGGTGCTGTGCTGGAAGACATAATTGGTGCTTTGTCCGTTTGATTCGTTGTAAATATCAAGCTCGGTATACATTCCCATCTTTCTTAACTTCACGTTTGAAGAAAGACCCAACGTTGCATTTATCACTTCTTTCCAGGGTGGATAAAACTCGTATTTAATATGGTACTCTTTACAACATTTCTGAAAATGTTTCACCAACCTGTTGTAAAACTCTTCACCTTTCAAACAAGCTTCATGCAACGCCGAATCAATCGTAGACGTGATCGTCTGTGGGTCATACTGAACATTATCTGGTTCAAGATAATAGTCGTGACCCTTGTGTACACGACAATGTTCTGTCATCTTCGCAAACACACAATCCTCAAGCGCACCAACAATGAACTTACCTTGCCTGGTGAAATTTCGTTTCAGAAAATTCATCTCCATCAAAGGTTTAATAGGCACTAACTCTGTTGTTGTTGTTTTAAGAGCATCGGTCACTGTCAAACCCAACTTGATACATTCCTGTTGGAATGTCAACAAGTTGAACCATGGCATACACTCAGCTGACACTGTTGTTATGTCATCATCACCATAAAAAGCTGACGCAACATTCTTAATGAATGCCGTGTATCCAACTTTATCTGGGGCATGCTCTTTCGCCAATCTGCGCCAAATGTAATAGTGGTACAACATATTGACAATGCAATTATCCATCGATGTTGCTGGTTGTCCTGACACTTGACCACCTGGACATTGTACAATTGTATCATAATACATGACGAGCGGTCCATGCAACACACTGTGTAAGTGTGTCCTCACACGATCATCTTCTGGCTTGTAATTGGGATCACAATACTGATAAATTGTATTGTACACTTGTGGTAGTGCCTCCATAAACACACGAGGCACTGTCGCGTCCCAACCAGAAAAATCAACATCAAATCCGTGGTCAGATACAGCTGTTAACCGACGACACATTTGATGCCAATCAACTGAACATGGATCAATACCCACTTGTGGTGGTATTTGATCATGAATTGAAGCCATAGCTGCCATAGCTCCATGGAAATACATTCGGTGTGCTAATGTATAATCCACGGGAGAACCTGCAAATGATCTTGTAGCACGTTTCTCTCCATAAATCTTCTTAAGCTTCAAAGATTCATCTTTCAAACTTCCACAAAACACAACAGCTGATCTTTGTCCTTTCCGTGCTGTGTCAATCAAAGCATCAACACAAACATTGAGTTTTTGACCCAATGGTGTTTTAGCAATGACATACGTGCCATTTGGTCCAGTTGGCTCAAAGAACACTCCCTTCTTTGTCACTCCTTCCCAATGTTTGAAAGGATATCCTGCTGACGATCGCAAGTAGATGGGATTACTTGCTGGAATGTTTGAAACACCATTTATGGCCTCAGTCTTTGTTAGAACTGAAACTTTATAGTCATTCTCAAACACTTTTTGTCCAAGATAATCTGCCACACATTGTGTCACAATCTTCAACTCGTCCATGTCAACTATCGGTTGCTCATGAGACCACTTATCCATGGCATCTTCATATGGATTTGCTGAACCAGGAACAATTCTTGTATCACGATGGCTCATGATTGATGGCTCATATTGCTTCTCCATAAAACCATTGAAGGGTGATTTATACAATTTCGTTGTTGTTGGGTGAAATTGCTTCAATGGTTTATCTCCATCATACGCTTTTCCAATGACTTTAAAAAGCTTATAGTCATCCATCTCAACACGCTTTATTGCCTGGTGTGGCAAAATCACGATATCATCACGAGATTGGTCTCCAAAATCACCATCTGGAAGATCTTCAAGATACAATAGCGTACCCAAACCAGTCATTGCACTAGCTGCTGAATGGAAACCAAGCAATTTCTGCTTGCGTGTCGGATCCAACACAATAACAGGCGATCCACAATCTCCTCGTTCCGTCAACATGGTACTATATGACATTCCTGTACAAGTACCAGAATAGATTAAACCATGACGTTTACGCTGTTCAATGTCAATGGTCTTCTCCATCTGTAATTGCAAAGCACGCCAAATTATGATTTCCTTTCGGCGTGTTATCATCAACCCAGCGAGATTTGAAAAATCCTTAATCTCTCCACGTGGCATCAGGTGAGCTGTGATATTACGAAACTGCCTTGATGTACTTGGTAAAGTGAAGAAACATAAATCACGTAGCCAATTGATAGAAATGACTTTGGCTGTCCATGTCTCAGTTTGTGTATTAACCTGCAACTGATCACCAACTTTCATCGTGTAGTCAACATGAGCATTTGTTACACCCAAACGGCTACACAACATTATTCCACAAAGAGATGGAACATCACGATTACCAATAGTAATGATGTTATCATTAAACACCATAGCAATCGTTAATGCTTGTGGATCATATGATGATTGATCTTCCAACACTTCGTTCTTCGTTGCCACACATGTTGCTTGATTCATCATATAGTTCTTAAGAGGAATCTTCGGAACAGATCGAGGTTCATCATTTCCAGTCTTAAATCGTGTGATTGGTCGCTTTCGCTGATCTTCTTCATCAGATGTTTCATTTTGAACCTT